CGTATACATAGCCTCCTTTGTTATCTTGGTAAAGCTTTCTATGTCTGGTTTGGCTACCTCAAACTGATACTCATCGTGTACTGAGGCAACAAGCTTGGCATCAAGGCCATGCTCCCAGATCATTCTGTCCATCTCAACAAGCCAACGCTTACATACCACTGCACCGGCACCTTGAAGTAGAGTATTAAGTGCAGCATGTTCGTGCCTGATATGTAGCATACGTCCATCAAGACCACGTATCAAACCCTTTGAAGCTACTGCACCTATATCTTTACGTAGCTTGTTAAGTGCTGGCATATTCTTCAGAAACTTTCCGATAAGTTTCTGTCCATCAGAAGAGTTACCACCAACTACACTACCAATCTTAGCAGGGCCAGCCCCGTATAAAAATGCATAGATGAATGTCTTGGCTTGGTCACGGTTGCTTAGACCTGCTGCCTTCATGTTAGCTGTATGAACATCACCTGTCAGTACCTCATTGGTAAACTTGACATCGTTCATGTAGTGAGCAAGACATCTAAGCTCAAGACCACTGGCATCAGTACCGACTAGCTGGTGCGTCTCTGGATTAGATACTGTCCATAGTTCTCTACACTCCTTTCCATATGGGCTGTACACTGCCGGAACCTGTGCCATGTTTGGGCCGTGATGCGCCATCCTACCTGTGATAGTCTTCAGGGTAAGCACCCTGCCATGCACCCGTTCCTGTTCGCTACATGCCTGTATCCACGCCTTCAGTAGGCCGGTACGTTTCTGTAGCAGGAAGTAACGAGAGAACATCTTAGCCTCTGGCATATCAATCGTATCCAGCACTGCTTCATTGACAATCACATTGCCCTTGTCTGTTTTCTTTTTAGGCTTCCATCCCTTCTTCATCAGACGTTCAGCAATCTGCTTACGGCTTGCTATATTAAAAGGTATTTCTTTTGTCTTTGTCTTTAACTCTACAATGGTAGGTGGAAACATATCGTGAGCCTTCTCTTCAAGAGAGTACAACTCATCCATAAGTTTAGCTTCCAGTGTCATGCCCCTCATCAGGTCAAAGGCAAAGCCGTTGCTCTGTTGTTTGTCTACGATGCTACGAACCTTTCGTTCCAGATCGTATGATTCATCAGAGAACTTCTTACCTTCTTCCTGTAGGTAGTCATACGTCTCCATCGTTACAGCCGTGTCTGTGTAACAGTACTTCAACATCTCTTCATTGAAGTGGGAGAAGTCATGGTAGTCACCCTTCTTGTGGTTAAAGAAGTTACCCCATGACTCAAGGGAGTGACCACCATCACGTATAGGATTATATAACTGAGACTTAATAAGTGTATCATCAATTTGATCTATCTTAATATCAGAACCAGTAAACTTATTAAGTAAGGGAGCGTCGAAGCTGATACCATTGTGCATAATAAAGGTATCTATTTTCTTCGACCACTCCCTGAAGTCACGGCATTCATCTCCTATCCAGTGCCGTGTCTGTCCTGTTTCTTTGCTCCTTGCTACAATACAATGTATCTTAGTTGCATTGATAGCATCTGTTTCTATATCAACTACTGCTCTCATTTGTCATGTCCACTAAGTATGCATCTTCTACGGGAATGTGAAAGAATTTTTCTCCCTTTCTTATCTTATAGTTAGAGGCTTCTTTAACTTCACACTCTAACAATGTGTTACCATCTACGTGCCATGCCATAGTGCAGTCATGGTTGAAGACCACAAAAGTAAGTAGGTCATTGTAACATTCCTTCTTCCACTTGTCAAGAAGTCTCTGCTTACGATGAGGGATACGTAACTCTTTCCAACTATCGGGCCATTCATTATCCTTCCAAGAATATTTCACCTCCACTTCATAGAGATGCCTTGGAAGGTCTGGACCTACTGTTGAAACTATATCAAAGTAAGTTGTTTCATTAGTATCTATGTTAGTATGATCTTTATTTTCTAACCAAGATACCATAGCTTTTTTAGCAGCCTTGTCAGCAATCTCATACAGAGTTCTGTCAAACTTTTTCCTTACCTCACTCATCACCGTCCTCCACAAAGGGGTTGTCGATCTGTGTCATGCGTCCTGTATCACCATCATAGTGAAGATGACAAGCCACACCAGTGTCACCTGTGTACCTGTTCTTCAGGACACGGATAGATGTAGTGTTAGCTTCGATAGGATCGTCTGCCTGTTGATTACGCTCCAGTGCAATCACTGCGTCAGACAGGTGAGCAATAGAAGCAGAGCCACGTAGGTGTGACAACGTAACCTCACGGCCATTCTCATGCCCATTGTCACCTGATGGGCGACGTAGGTGGCTGACCAGTAGTAGGGCAATACCTGTCTCCTCAACAAGAGAGCGAAGCTTGGTCATCAAGATGTCGATAGACTTACGCTCATCGCCGTTGTCTTCCTGTCCTGATACAAGGATAGACAGGTGATCAAGGAAGACCCACTTGCAGTCAAGAGCCTTTGCCATGTACCTGACACGTCCAAGTATCTCGTCGTTCTCCATGCTGCCAAAGTGATCAAAGGCAAAGAACCTGCCAGAGTCAATCGTCTTGGCTTGCCAATCATCCAACTGTTCCTGCGTGTACTGGTCACGTATCTCTTTGATGTACAGTCTAGCGTTAGCTTCCACACTCATAAGGTTGAAGGCAGTCTGCTTTATGTTCTCTTCCATAGCAAGCACACCAATATTATCTTTGGTATTCTGCATGATATGATACATAAGCTCACGCATGATGCTAGATTTACCCATACCTGCACCGGAGGTGAACGTCACAAGCTCTCCTGTCCTGATGCCATAGGTCTTGTCGTTCATACCGGACCACGGGTAGGGACAAGTCTCGTTATGTGTCTCATCATACAGGCTACGGCCAAGGTCAGCAAGGTTAATAATACCTGCCGGTGTAAAGGTACGTGCGCTCCACCATGCCTGAGTAAACTTCTCACGCTGCCCTGTCTTCAGATACTCATTAGCATCCTTGAGTTCAAGGTCCATAACCTTACACTTGTTAGGCTCAAACAATTTAGCAACTGCCTGCGCCGCTTCCTTACCCTGCTTGTCATTGTCAAAGCAGAGAACAATGGTATCAAACTTGTTAAGATACTCCAGAGACTGCTGACAGTTCTTCACGGCAGACTGTGCGCCATTCTTGATAGACACTGAGGGCCACTTCGACCCCATCAGTTCAAAGGCACTCATAGCATCTAGCTCACCCTCGCACACCGTGACAAACTTACCTGTCTGACCAAAGATATTCTGACCAAACAAACCACACTCAGAAAGATTACCCTCAGACCAGAACTGTTTGTCACTGGTACGCCGGAACTTTGATGCAACATGGTTACCGTTCTTGTCGTAGTACTTATACATATGTTTATCTATAACTGTACCACTCTTACTCACAGATACACCATACTTCTTACAAGTATCTATACTAAGTTTCCTATCAGGAATAGCTGAGAAGATAAAGGATGAGGGATTTTCATTCTGCATTTTGATAACCTGAGTTGGTTGGGTTGGCATCTGTTCTCCATTTCTATAGGGCTTGGATTCATCGCAGCTAAAGCATTTAGTTCCCCACTCGTAGTATGCCAGTGCATCTGACGAACCACAGTCGGGGCAGGGTTGGTGTGTTTTAAGTTCCATAGATATCTCCAGTGAATTAGAAGAAGTTTACCATTTACCTTTACTGTTTTCCATAAGTTCCTTACATAACTCTTGCCGGTGTGCAGCTATATCCTTTTCTATTGATACCAGTGTTTCTATCTTATCGACCATCTCCATCTTACGCCACGGTGCTTTAAAGCATGTCTGTACATGTCCTCTTTCTTTTGGCTTGTATACTTCAACAAGAACTTCCATAGCTCTATCCCTTCTTGATTTGATAAACTCTTTTTGTAGGTAATCCGGTAACATGTTGAGTGAGTTGTTCACGGTTTTGGAGTTCTTCTTCTGCTTCTTTTTTAGTAGTGAAAGATTTAATCTCCACATCTCCCCACTCCTTTCTTAATACTAACTTCCACATAACGCACTCCATGATTCAGGAAATAACTTTTCCATATGATCTCCGATTGGTTTGACCACGCTACTGGTTTCAATCTGTGCGTCTTTGCTGCACCGTAGTTTGTATATTCTTGCAAACGCCATCAGTGTACCAGACCAGTACCACTCTGTCAACATGCTTTGTGGCAGCACAGTTCGTGCTTGTTCAGGACACACGCCTATGTCTAACATAGCTTTATATGCATCAAAACAATGGCGTGTTGCATCTATATACATATGATCTACTATGTTCTGTGATGGTGTAGCATCTTCTGATGATCCCTGCTTTACGTTCTCTGCACTTTGTCTCCAGTAATCAGGTGACCAAAACTCTGGCTCAGTTTTAATATACCTACGGCTAACCTCATTCCAGACCAGACCGACCTGATGCTTCATAAGCTGACGTGCTACAAAGATAGGTGCCTTGATCCTGAACTGTGCAGATCCATGACCAAAGGGCGTCCAGTGGTTATGCTTGGCAAGATACTTTATTAGTTTAATATCTTTATCTTGAAGAACTCCTTCAGTCGGACCACTAAAAGGTATTGTTTCCCAAGATGATTCTTTATCAAAGCTAACCCGTGCTGCATTAACAACGCTGAGATCGCTGCCCATGTGATCAATCAATTCAACATTCATCAAAGGTATCTTCCCACAGTTCATGCACAAAAGAAACTTTATCTTCCATAATATTATCTGCTTCTTTCTTAGCTAGTTTCTTAGCTTCTTTATATACATAACCTTCATCAACATACTCTCTGATAAGGTCACGCATTAAACCACTGCGTTCTTTCTGCCATAAATTTTTAGCCATCTCACTCTAAGTCCTCTAAGTCTTTGAAAAATTTATCTCTTTCTTCTTGTAGGGTTACATCATATCCTGATTCTTTCATCATCAACCATAGCTCTTCATCGTATCCTAAAGATTTTCTTAGGGTGTCTTCTTTCTTTAGTCGGTGCCAATCAAAGTCATAAACTTTTGTCATCGTGTTCTACCCACCCTGTGTTTGCATTTGTTTGTTTTTCTTTTGCTAGTTCTTTTCTTAGGTCATTAATTAATTTTTCCTGTTCTTTTACTCTAGCTTTTAACATCTTAACATTAGCATTTAATATATCCCAAGCTGACTTTAAGTTATTATCTTCTGTCATATCATACTCCTGTCAGCGGCTGTTGTCAATATAAAATACATGCTTATCTATTTGCCCCACAAGAGAGAAGCGTTCATCTAATGCCCAGTAGGGTGTGACATAAGAGGCATGGTAATGAGTTGCCCCCTCAGTATGGATCAACACAACCCCCTGTAGAGCAAGCTCTGCTGCGCTGACTGCTTCGTTATAAGCATCTACATTTGCAATAGTTTCTGGCTTACCGTCACACCAGTACGAAAAGTGACACTTGTTTCTGACGGGCTTTCCCTTCCATGTTTTGCCCTGACGAACAACATCACAGATATTATCTGGATAATGTTCTGACTGCACTCGTTGCAATATTACATTTGCTACAGCTAACTGTGCCACAAAAGTTTCAGAACGTGCCTCAAAGTATACCGCCTCTGCCAGACATGAAAGGTTGTCTGCTTTTGATGGTGTTATATATAACATACTTATTAGTAATATATATATTATCTTCATTGTATTTTCTCTATCTTTATATTAAAGGGAAAGCCTGTGGAAAGTTCTTTAATACCATGACAATTTAGATATGCTACAGCATCTTCATAATAGTCAAAGATAAAAACTTCCTCCTTCTCTTCGTCTATCATTACATCTATATCCTCAAGGACATTGACTTTTTCTTCTGACTGAGTTATAATGTATCCCATTATATTGCTTTCAATATAATTAAATCTATTATAATAAATAGTATTCCCATAACTACCTCCCTTGCCCTCTATATTTTTTAAAGCTACGTCTCTTATGTTTATTGGTGGGACGGGAAAGAGTTCCCGCCCCGATTGATGTACGTTTTTTGATCCGATGTTGTGTCGGGTCGTACTTACCATCAGCCTTCTTTGCCATTAGGCAACCTCCAATTCTTTCCAGTGCGGTGATGCCAACATCTTACGTACCTTGTCTTCACGCAGTACACGGGTGTTAGCTTTAGGTACATGGGTAGACCATGCTGTAGCTGCCTGATACGCAGTCCACAGTGTGCCTTTGGTCTGCTGACCGTAGCCCTCGTAGTGACCACGGCCAATGATGTGACGGTTCTCTTCGTCAAATGTTTTCATCAGGTTGGACAGCATCACCTTGTTAGGAACCTGTGCTTTGCTTACGTTGTCCATACGCTTTGCAAGTGTATTGCTGAACAGTGAGATCGCAGTGTCACGATCAACCGTTGTATTATACCACACTTTCATCTGATCCATACCATCGTTAGCAATGAAGTCAGATGCAGCCCTGATCTTACTGGCAAAGCTGGTGACAGAGAAGTTCTTTGAGTGACGACCATACACATAGGCCAGCTTGTTACCATCAACAAGAGTATTGTAACAGGCTGATCGGAAGTAACCCATCATCCCGTTGTTAGCCCATGTTCTGTTGTGGCTGGTACGGAACTTGAACTGTGGCGTAACCAAGTCATTCCTTCCATCAATGGTAGTAGCTTCAGCGTTGAACTTAGCAGTAAGTTCTAGCTGTTCACCATGACCAATCACATTGGTTTCAAACTCAGCACCATCAAGATCAATACCTGACATAGCAATAGACTGTTCAAGATTTTCTACAAGATCAAGATATTGTACTGGCTCGTATGCCTCAGACACAATTGCAATAGGTTCTCCACTATCAGTTCGACGCAGACCTACGCCCAATGAGGGATCAATCTTTCCCCCATCAACGCCACCAAAGTTAGGGTTGAACGCACCAAGAGAAAACTTTTCTACATTAAAGTTAAGTACATCATGGTTAAACATTTTGATTATCTTTCATCTTTAGGTTGAAACGTATTGAGTGTAGTTGCTGGATGCACTGTGACATCCTGTCACTGTCTTCCAGTTTTACTGAGCCATTCAACTGAAGCTGGCTTAGTACTTCAAGAGTTTCTTCTATAGCCTCAAGCGGTGTCATTAGACCATTCCTCGTATCCCTTTGTTGCTACTGCCATTTCATGTTCAATCCACCCATTGAGTTCATCTATATCAATGTCTTCAATATCAGTATCAAGAGCTACAAGCTCCATGTATTCTTCTACCATTGGTCTGCACCATGCATCACCACCATAGCGAAGGAATCGTTGTACATCTTCTACACTTTGAAAGTCGGGTGTATACATTTTCATTCTCCTCTAAGTTGTATATCTTTTAGTGTGTACTCAGCCAGTATACCATTAAACGTATTAGAGATCAAGCACAATCCATTCAATACAGATGGTGCGTTGGTCATGGTAAAGGTCATAGCTGCCATCAGAGATTCCTCTGCAATGTTTAGATCGTGATTGTCTTCTTCTTGTAGTAGACTAAGCTCATTATAAACTTGGTTAAATACTTTCATGTTCATGTGATAGCTCCTCTAGTATGTCATGCCATGCGTTCATTAGTTCACTCCATGTCTACTGTGGGATCGCCCCACCTTACTTCTAGGTTTTGTTTTAATTTAAACTGCTTACACCCCTCGACATAAGCTTGATATTGTTTCTCACAATCTTCTTTATTATACCACCACTTAGGCATTACACTGTAAGACAGTTGTTGAAGTTCGTCCCAATCTTTTTTAGATAACATAACTTTGATCCTTCTTTAGCCATTCAAGTTGCATCATAGCTGTATCATAAGCTTGTGCTGGTGTCAAGTCAGTAAGTGAATAGGTGGTGTACTTTAGACCATACTTCTCGCCTGTAGTCTTGATCTTTTTGCGACGGCCTACGTCCCATGTAATCTTCCAGTTATCACCACCAAGTTCTATCTCTACGAAGTCAACTGTTTTCATCTTGTACCTCCATGTCAGGGACAAAGCCTTTGTCTGTGAACAAAGTTAGCTCAAAGTCTTTGTCTGTTTTATCAGTGACAGTTACCGTTATGGTTGTGAAGCTTTCAAAGTCGTCACGTTTCACTTTGATGTTGTCTACGCTATGTATTCTAAGTCCGTTCATTATTCCATTCCTTCCAATTCTTCATGTGTCCTACGGGCAGCTTCATCCCAAGTTTCAAACTGATCTTCAGGCCACCCGTCTTCGAACAGCCATTCCAAGTGTTCGTTGAATAAGTTCTCTCTGATAATCTCGTTTTGCATCACACTCATCTGCTTCATTCATCCAATCTAGGGTTGCGTAATCTTCAGCCTTATCAATAGGATATCCCATTGAAATATATTTGTCAACTAAAATATCATAGTCAGGCATAATTATTTCCTTACCTTTTTGTTGTGGATACGTACC